CGAGTGGAGAGCCGTCTGATGAATTGAACGAACACCTAGATTCTTTGACTTCTTATGAAGAAGAAGCAACTAATGATTGGATGCAACAATACTATAACAACCGTATATCAAGATTGACTAATGGTATATCTAAGATATATGTCGGTGGTAAATCTGAGGTCGAACAACTAGAAAGAAAAGAACGTGTGGATGACGCAGTAAACGCTTGTCGTTTGGCTATGGATGGTGGCGTGGTCGCAGGTGGTGGTTCAGCATTATATTTCGCTAGAATGAAATTGTCTAAACATCCCGAAGATGTTGATTTTCATATCAAAAAATTATTTAATCTTGGGCTATTAGCACCCATAACTACAATAATACAGAACGCAGGTAATAACACGGGCGAAATACCTATACATACATACAAACAATATATTTGCGGTAAAACTACTGAGGTTAGAAACGCATTTAATGATGGAGTTATTGACCCCGTACAAGTAACAATCAACAGTTTAGAATCTGCTGTTAGTGTAGCAGCATTACTTCTTATGACTGATGCAGCGATACTAACTGAAAGTTTATAACCCTAATAATTAGAGGAATATATATGAGCGCATGGGGAACACAAGCAAAACCTACGACTAAACAAAAGACTGCCGAACCTGTAAATAGGTTCGATGAGAGTTATTACAAAAATCTCTTTGAGAATAACACTATCAAAGCGATTACTCACAGGGCTGCTTTCGTAGGCCATGAGAATACTGCTAAGACGGGATTGGCTTTATCATGCTTGAAAAATGAAATAGAAGCAGGTAAAACAATCTATATTTTCGATATAGATAACTCGGCTAAATCAACAGTAGACCATGTGTTCCCCGATGCCTCTAATATAGTGGTGTTGCCTTTACATGATGAGACGGATGATTCTATCTTTGACGAAGATAACAACGTAGATTACAAAGCGTTGTTAGATAAGACTTCATGGTACGTCAACATTCTTGCTGAGAAAGTTAAGAATGACCCCGAATCAGTAGGTGGTGTAATCTTTGACGGTGGTTCAACATTCCTAAAATGGTGTGAACACGCTATGAGAGCATCACTACTAAGTCGTGGTGTCATTGAAACGGAAGATGGTACATTCAATCAGAAAGAATGGAGAGAGAGAAACCGTCTATACAGAAATATTCTGACACGTTTACACAGTCTTAATGTTGCTAAGGTTTACTTTACCTTTCACTTAAAAGCAGTATCGCAATTTATGGATGACGGTACAGGTAAGAAAGTACTAATGACTGTTGGTTTCAGACCGGAATGGGAGAAAGGCACTATGAGAAAGTTTTCTCAACAAGTATTCCTAAACCGATACATGAAGAAAGCAGACCCCGCAGCAGGTGTCGAAGGTGATAGAAACTTAGCCGATGGTGAGTGGGTTGTTCGTGCTACTATCGAAGAAATGAAAGGTAACAACATAGAAAAGGTTGGTACTAAACATGACATACTCAAAGTATCTAACGGTAATGTAGAGTGGTTCGGATTACCTTTCATGGAGTGATTATATGCTTACTGTTGATAGTAATTCCTTGACATGGTTACTAACTTTGTCTCAAAGGAAACAAAATGTTTCGGGCAAAGTATCGCCACAGGTTCATTCTTTAATGATGAGAGCAGTAGGTAGTAGACTTACTGCTTGCTCTCTCGTCAAGGATGGGTTGTCGTCATTAACATTATTATCTATACCTTGTGCCGGTACAGGAAACTTTGCTATATCTGATATAGACGCTTTCTTGGGTGTTTTAAAATATCATGGTGGAGTTATTAGATTAGAAATTGGTGAAGATAAAATTATCTTAAAATCATCTAACAAACAAACTACTATGACCTCTTCTGATAAGGCTCTAGCATTTCCTCACACATCTTCTAATGTAGCAGAGTGGGAAGCGAAATCTGTTAGGTTGGCTACAAAGATAGACTTGACTGATACAACATATATGCTTAATAGTGGTGCTAAAAGAAGGCCGTTTGCTTCGTGGGAGAATATAGACACTACTACTTTGTATGAAGCATTTAGGTGCGATAATATGAACAACCAAAGATACAACCTATACACAGTAACTTCTGATGATAGAGGGTTATGTGTTGAAGTAGGTAAGAATCTTAAAGGTAAAACTATATCTCAAATTGACCCAAAACCACAGGATGTTTTCGAGGCAGTTTATATGGGTGGTTTAGAATACGTTTTCAAAGAATTGACAGGTACAGCAAGTATTTACTTCTTTGACTTTAGACCCGAAGGACAGGGTATCAGAATGCTAATTACATTAGGTGATGGCGACTTTATTTTCCAAGCAAGTAACTTGGGGTGATTAAATGGATTTAGAAATAACAGGATTAGAATTAGGAAAAAACAAAAGAATGATTGACGGGTATGACGTTACTATTACTATCATACCTACTGACTCACAGCCTTTGTATAAAGACTATGAGTGGTTGAATGCACAATATGTAAAGCATGGTAAAAATATGGAGACTATTGCTACCGAATGTGGCGTTACCGCTATGTGTATTAACAATTGGCTACGCCGCCACAACATTGATACCCGTAGTAGGGGCGCAAGAAAGGTGAATTGAAATGGTTAATTACACACAGCGTTGGCCGGACTGCGAAAGATGCGGTGCTACTTTCTCTTGGGTTTTCGTGGAACATATAGACAATGCGGAAATATATGAATGTGAACATTGTAATGACCTTAAGATGTTTAGGCATGATGTGGAATGATTGTAGAAAAAACTAATGGTAGAAATGTTCTCATAAGGGCTAGAGATAAAGACGGTAAAAGATACGAGAAAACTATTACAGGCTATTGGCCTTACTGCTACATGGAAGATGAGAATGTACCTTACGTAGCGGAAGCGGTTAGAACGGAAGCAGGTTATACAGGTCTATATGGTGAATCATTGACTAAGGTTTATTGTGCTACCCCTCACGATGTAAGACAACTATCTTACGCAGGCTCTACTTGGGAAGCGAATGTACCCTATACTAACAAGGTTCTTTGTGATTACATAAACGATGGTAATGAACCTATACCTAACTATAAACATAGGACATGGTATTTAGATTGTGAATGGTCGCCAACGACAGGACACATGAGAGTTATTGTGGCCTATGATAATTTTACCGGAAAAGAATATGTTTGGTTCGTTGAGTCAACGCTTGCGGGGCAGGGTTTGAAAGATGGAGAGGGTGTACCTTATTCTGAATTAGGCGAATACAAGTATGAAACACCTGCTATGGCTTTTCCTAGTGAGCGTTCTATGCTCATACATTTTATGAGAATACTAAAGAATTGCGACCCCGATATTATCACGGGGTGGTACGTAGTGGGTGCTGACATAAAACAGATAGTAGAGCGTACTAGAGCGTGTGGGCTACCTTCCTACGCCCTATCACCACTTAGGCGATTAAGATATGAGTATGGTGATTGGGAACAACCAATAGTAGGTAGGAATTGTATAGACTTGATGCTTGCTGTTTCTAAACTATGGGAAATGAAGAATGGAAAACTACCTTCTTACAAACTAAATGATGTAGCAGAAGAAATATTAGGAGAAAAGAAAGTAGAGTTAGAGAAAGGACACGATGAATCTTGGTACGAAGATAGAGATTTATACATACACTATTGTAGACAAGACGTAAGACTACTACCGAAGTTAGATGATGCTGTAAATGCGTTAGATTACTATACTGCCTTACAACACATAGTACAATGTGAGATTAAGAGTACGCCATTCATAACTAAGATGTTTACTAACTTAGTTTTAAGAGATAAAGACTTCGATAGAAAAATACCTACTCAGCCCCAATTCACTAAGGTGGATTATGAAGGTGCTGAGATTCTTAAGGTCGAAGCAGGAGTGTACGACAATGTAGGTATCTTGGACATACGTGCTATGTACCACTCTAATGCCGCTAAGTATAATATCAGTTGGGACACCCTAGATGAAAATGGTGTGGACTGCGGTAACGGCTCTAAGTTTAGACATGGTGAGAAAGGTTTACTTGTAAGACAAATGGAATTGATGACTAAGTTTAGAAATGAGTTTAAGATGAAAATGATTTTGACTGATGGAGATGAAAGAAAGAAGTGGGATTGTATGCAGTTTGCTGCTAAGACTTTAGTTGCATCTATGTATGGTGTAGCGGGAGATGCTAAGTTTGGTATGTATCATCCCGAAATAGCGGCTGCTATTACCTACACTTCTAGGGAGACTCTAGGACAACTTATGGAGAATGCTAGAGATGTAGGCTTTGACGTAATCTATGGACATACTGATTCTGTATTCTGTATTATACCTACACCCGAAGAAGGGTTAGAGAAGTTAGGGTTGATTAATGAAAGAATGCACCCTATCGTAACCGAGTTTGAGAAGTGGTGTTCCCGTATAATTATGGTGGCTAAGAATAGATATACAGGCATGGTTACTTGGACTGATGGTGAGTATCACGAACCAAACATTTACGTTAAAGGTATTGAAATGAAACAAAGTAGAATGCCTCCTGTGATGAAGGCTGCTATGTTAGATACTATTACCGGAATATTAACTAATGAACAAGAGTGTGCTGTAACTGATAGACTGTCTACTATGGTAGATTCGGTAATCAAGGGAGAAACAGACCCAATAGACCTATGTATGAAGGGTAAATTAGAAAGAGATATAAGCCAATATAAGGTATTGTCCGGCTCATCAGCAGGTGCGGCTTGGGCTAATGAATATCTAGGTAAAGGATATAGGAAAGGCTCATTCTTTTTAGTTACCTTAAATGAAAATGGTAAGTATATAGCATTCGACAACCCAAAGGATGTTGAGGGTATAGAAACCATAGGTACTAAGGTTATGGTAGATAGATTTGTCATAAAAAAAATAAAGCCATACTTTGATTTGGCAGGATGGAGTACTCAACCCCTAGAGAATGCTAGAAATGGACTAGCGGATATGAGTTGGGTGTAAAGTTTATAACGGTAATACAAGGGTGAGAATAATATGAAAGACGAAGATTTAGAGATGTTTATGCGGGAAACGGTAAAAGTGATTCAGTACATGGGTAACGATGTAATGAAATTACAGATGATGTTGTATAATTTATTAAATGACATGGGTAAAATGGATAAATTGATTTGTCCGTCATGCAAGGAAGAAGTTATCAGACCTATATTGCCTAATATACCACTAGAAGATGTTTGTCCGTCATGCGGTGGAGATTTGTTTGATAAAGACCAAATGACTATTGATGATTGGGATAACGCTAAGGTAGAAGAAGAGTGAAACCATGCTTTCTTCATATAACCCTAGCGATAAAGGCTCACTAAGAGTTAGTAAGTCATCCTTTATGACATACAAGATGTGTCCTCGACAATTCTATTGGAGGTACATAGCGGATATACCTAGAGTTCCCCCGACAGAAGAGATGATTCGGGGTGTTGCCATACATAATGTTATGGAGAGAGGTTTATTAGACGGTGCAGACGTGCTGATGGAAGCGGCAGAACAAGAAGGTGTAGCGGACGATGATGGAGTTGATTCATTAAACCTTCTATTACATCAGATAGCGCACGACATGGGTGGCTTCGAGGTTGTAGAGGCAGAAGTTA